TCTTCTGGAGGATTCTTAGCTAACATTAGAGTTGGAGATACTGTTAAAACAGAACAAGGCGATGAAAGAGTTGTTGAAAGCGTGATTGATGATACAGAGTTATTGTTAGATTTAGCATTATCTTCCTCAATGACTCTTGGAACTCTTCTTTATATTAATCCTCAAAATACTAAGATAAAAAGTTCTGATGCCTCAGTCGCTAAACATCTAAGTACATTAGATGTTGGAAAATACTTGACTGTTTCTGGAACAGCTAATACTGGTGAGAGAGATTTTTCAGATTCTAGAATTGTTAGGGTTACATACACTCCTAATAATACTGTTATTGATACTGATTTCTTAGTACATGCTCCAAGATTGATAGAAGTAGAAGTTGAATATAAAAATTTAGTTCTGTCTGGGGAAGATTCTAGCTCATCAATAATTGTAACACAAAAAGATAGATTTATTGATGAAATATCTCCAAACGCAGGTAGTGCTGGTGCAAAATATGTTTCTAAAACTCTTACTGTTACTAGACCATCCAACGCATTGAAAGTTATGTTTGATGCTTCGAGAGATGAAACTTGTGAAATTGAATTGTACTACAAGTTACAGCTAGAAAATACTACAGATAGTTTAGATACTGTAAATTGGACAAAAGCTGAGTTTAATGTCGATGTGAATGGAGAATTAATTCCATTGACTCCAGCTCCAAATCTTTCTACTGGATCTTTCTCCGAGTATTCTTCAACTTTGAGTGGTCTTCCATCTTTTGTTGCGGCGCAAACAAAAATTGTAATGCTAGGTGGAAATCCAGCTAGGGCTCCAAGAATAATAAACTTTAGAATGATTGTATTAGATGAGTAATAAATATATACAAGTTAAAGATGAAAAGGATCTTTATCGTGATGCTTTAAGTAATGGAATAGTAAATAATGATGATAAATCATATTTGCTGTATAAGAAAAAGAAACAAGCATCTAAAATGGCGAAACAATCACAAATTGATGCAGAGAATAGAATAAATAGTATCGAGAAAAAGATTGATTCATTAGAGAAGAACTTGAGTGCAATATTGGAAATTTTAACTAATGGCAAATCCTAAAACTGCATCAGAAAAATATACTCAATACGAAAATGATAGCTTCAATATTTGGATGCAAAAGACCAATGTTTTATCAAGGGAGCAGGGAGACTTAAACAATCTTCCACCCAAGGTATTAACTGAATTGCAATCTACAACAGCAAGGTCTGGAACTGTTGCTGGTATTATTTACGAATATGTTTTAACTGGAACTTCTACAACATTTACGACTGATGTTTCAGTTGGAGATATATTAAAAATAACAACGTCAACTCCAACAACAATAGAAGCTAGAGTAATTCAAGTTACATCAGATACATCATTAACATTAGATAGAAAATTACCAGAGGTTTTTACTGGAGCAACATACGAAAATCTCAAAGAATTGAGTTTAGTATCTGCAATAAATAGTATAGATGATGACATTAGAAGAAGTTTAATTAGATCAATAGCTATGAGTTAAAATATGGCAAATTTAGGAATATTCAAAAACGCAGTAAAGACAAGCATAGGAAACTCATTTACTGAGATCTATGCGGCACCAGCAACTAAGACATCATATCTAATACAGTGTGATATATCAAACACTGGAAGTAGTGGTGTTCAAGTTTCTGTTAGAATTGTTGATGATAGTGCATCAACAACAGCACATTTGGTTAAAGGTGCGCCAGTCCCAGTTGGTTCAGCAATTCAAGTTATTGATGGACAAAAAATAGTTTTGGAAGCAGATGATTCTATCGAGATAAAATGTGATACTGCTGGAGAGTCTGTAGATGTAATTTTATCATTAATTGAAGACGTATAATTTTTAGAGATTTATCTCATGGCATACATAGGAAACGGAAGAACTCTTTTAGTTTTAGGATCTAATGTTAGAGATGACATTACGCCAGGCTATGAAAGCGCATCTGCACCAGACCCTTTTGATAAATCTACTTTCATTTTATCGCAAGAAGTTCCAGGTGGATATGAAAATAATGTATATGTTTTTGAACAGAAATATATAACAGAAACTCTAGTTACATCCACTGATTTAATTGACATTCTGAATATAGATTCTACTACGTTTAAAGTTTTCACAGCCGATGCGTCTCTTGCTTCGGCACTATCGGACATAAAAGAGACAACATCTACTTATGCCAGTCAAAATCACACTTTGACTATTTCTGGAGATGCTACAGTAACGGATAACAATGGAACATTTAATATTGTTAGTCTTACATATGATGGAGCCACAGCAGAAATAGTTCTAACTAAGACTGGCGCACAAAATGATTCCGCCTCAGAAACTAATATAAGCATATCTCACAGCTATTCTGGATACTGGGAAGTTTTAGAGCCAGAATATGATTATACTATAGGCGGAACTGGTGCTACATATAATAGAGAAATAACTTTTTCTGAAGCTCCTCAATTTAACGACAAAATTTATGTAATTCATAAAGGTGATGCAACATATAATTTAGTCCCATCAGATAATTCGGTTGGACCAAATCAATTATCTCAAAATCTTAGAAATTTTGTGGTTGATAGATTTACTGCTTCTGCCCAAACTGAATTTATTTTAAGTCAAGAATCAATAAACTCATCTGCATTAGAGGTATATGTTGATGGAGTTTGGAAAGAAGGAAGAAATGCTGGAGAAACTAATGCCGACTCTGTTTGGGCATTATCTTCTGATGGTCTTACAGTTGATTTTGATTCAGCAGTTACGGGAAGAGTTGTAATTAAGCATTTAGGCTTCTCTACTATATCACGAAGAGAATCACTATCTCCTGGACAAACTGGTTCGATTCCCGACGGCTCAATAACTCAAGCAAAATTAGCAAACTCTTCAGTAGTTGAAACTAAAGTTGCATCTAGCGCAGTAACAAACACTAAAATTGGTAATGATGCAGTAACTTCTCCAAAAATTAGATTGTCAAATAATACTGCATTGAGAATTAATAAAGCTGATACAACAGCATACTCAGCAGTATCTATTAACTCTTCCGATGAATTGATATTGGATGCTCCAACAACAGCTCACGTTTCAGTAAATGGAGTTAAAAAACTTAACGTAAGCTCTACTGAAATATCAGCAGAGACTACAGAAACCATAGCACTAGGTTCATCAAGCAAAAAATTTACAGATGCACACTTTTCGGGTCAGGTAAACAGCGCAACGGCAGATATTACTGGAAATATAACAGTTGGCGGAACCGTAGATGGAGTTGATGTATCTGCTCTAAGTGCAACAGTTACAAGTCTTCAAAATTTAGTTGAGAATCTTGTTCCTATAGGAACAATGTCCATTTGGACAAAATCCACTTCTCCAAATTCAAAATGGCTAGTGTGCGATGGGTCGGCAGTATCAAGATTGACATATCTTGAATTATTTGCTTGTATTGGAACATCTTTTGGTTCTGGAGATGGAGTCAATACATTTAATCTTCCAGATATGAGAAGGCGTCTTCCAATTGGAAAAAGTTCATCTGATACAATAGGAAATACTGATGGTTTAGTAGAAGCATCTAGACTTCTAACTCACACTCATAGCGTCCCAGCGCATACGCATGATTTATCTAACCATACGCATAGTTTGCCAGCACATTATCACGGAATGGGAACTGGAGCTGACTTAAATATAGGTCAAGCAAATGGAACAAATGCTGATAAGGGCGGTCATACAACAACAATAGACATATCTCATGGACATACAGCATCATCTTCTGGAGTGTCATTAACGACAAATGGCAGTAGTGCTAATGTTAGTTTAAGCGATCCTGGACATAATCACGGCAGCGGATATACTGGATATTCAGATCCATTACACTCCCATAGCGGAACAACAAATTCTGCGGGCGTGCATGATCACGATTTGCGAGAAGAGAGTGGTGGTGGATTAAATTCAGCAAATACAATTAATATAAATCAAAGTACAGTAGGCACTGCAAATAAAACTGGACGAAATATTGATGATGCTGGAGCGCATACTCACTCGTTTACCACAAATAGCACTAGTATAAATCATAGACATACAATATCCTCAAGTACAACTGGAGTATCGTTATCTCAGACAGCCCACACCCACACTATAAATTCGCACAGTCATACTATAACAGTAGCATCTTTAGGAACAACAAACAGAACAGATACTAGCGGAATTCACTCTCATGCATCATCAAACTTTGCTGGACGTATAGGTCTCGTAACTGGTGGAGTTGATGGAAATGCTACTATGACTTCTGGAACACCAAGTGTAAATGTCACTGGAAATTCTTCAGTTTTAACTTCTGGGGCATCAAATACAGTTCCATACACTATCGTAAATTATATAATAAGGGCTTCATAAGATGGGAAAGTATATCGGTCGAGACAATCAATATGGTGTATTAGATACACAAGATTTGTCATCTCAATCTGATGGTGTTGAAACAGAATTCAATCTTCTGTATAGAGTTGCCAGCGCATCTTCAATTTTAGTTGTATATTCTAATAATGTTTTGCAACCAAATATTGACTTTTCAGTAATAAATAGCGGAACTAAAATATCATTTACTACAGCACCAGTAAATGGCTTTGGATTGTTTATAAAATATCTTGGAAAAGAAGTTACAGTTCCTTCAATCCCTTCATTTATAGATTATGTTCCAACTCTTTCAGCTTCTACTGCTCTTCAAGCTGAAACAATAAATGAAGCATCGTATCAAGAATTTACTGGTCTAATTAAAGTAAGACTGAGTTTAACTATAACTACTGATGCTAGTACGGCTATTGATACTATAAATTTTACTTTGCCTACAAATAATAATGGAAGTAGTTGCATATTATCTTCAGCAACAATATCATCTGCATCATCTCTTGAGCAGGGAATAGTTCTTAGAAATTCAAACTCTTCTTTTGATATACATAGACAAAGTAAACAAGATTATTCGTTGAATACAGAATATGATATAAATTTGATAAGCGAATATAGGGTTTAGTACAGGTTTTTTTAATACCATGAGTCTAATATGTGATGAGTATATTTTGATAAATATAATATGAATCCATTTTTATTCTTAGTATTAAAATCGTATTTCTGCCATGTCTATAACTAAACTTAGAGGAAGTAGTCAAATCCAACAGGGATCAATAACTGATGCCGAGATTTCTAGTTCCGCGGAAATATCTTTTAACAAGATACAAGAAGTCCAAATAGTAAATGCTGAAGAAGGCGATTTATTAATAAGAGATTCAAATGGAAATTGGACGAATATAAACTCAGAGCAATTAATAAATACTCTGAGTTCGATTGGAGGTTATCAAGTTGTTATAAATAACTTGCAAAATAGGGACTTACTAACTTTTAATACACAAAACTCAATTTGGGAAAATTTAACCGCAGAAGAATTTGTTGACGGAGGAAACTTTTAACATGGCAAATACAATTAGAATAAAAAGACGAACGAGTGGAGCCTCAGGCGCGCCGAGTAGCTTACAAAATGCTGAATTGGCATATAATGAAGTTGATGATACCCTCTACTATGGTAAAGGGACTGGCGGAGCTGGTGGTACAGCAACTACAGTAGAAGCTATCGCAGGTAGTGGAGCTTATGTATCTATAGCTGGAACACAAACTGTATCTGGAGATAAAACTTTCTCTGGTGCGGTAGATTTAACTGGCACATTTAACATTGATGGAACAGAAGTTACAGCAACAGCAACCGAGATAAATTTCTTGGATGGCGCAACTGCTGGAACGGCAGTAGCAAGCAAAGCTCTTGTTGTAGATTCAAATAAAGACTTAAATCTAGATGGTGGAGATCTAACTGCTCAAGATGTAACCGTTGTTGGAAATCTTACAGTTCAAGGAACTACGACTACAGTAGATTCTGTTACTGTTGAAGTTGCTGATAAGAACATTACTCTTGGTAATGTTGCTACCCCTACAGATCTAACTGCTGATGGTGGTGGTATTACTCTTAAAGGTACTACTGATAAGACGTTTAACTGGGTTGATTCTACTGACTCGTGGACATCATCTGAGCATATTAACCTAATTAATGGATCTAGCTTTAAAATCGGCGGAGTGGCTGTTCTTTCTGGCACTAGTCTTGGTACTGGAATAACAAGCGCATCATCTCTAACAACTGTTGGAACATTAACAACAGGTACTTGGAACGCAACTACTATAGGAATTGCTTATGGTGGTACTGGAGAAACTACAGCACAAGCGGCTATTGATGCTCTTACTCAAGTTTCTGGCGCTACTAATGAGTATGTTCTTACAAAAGATACAGCTACAGGAAATGCTGTTTGGAAAGAAGCTACTGGTGGTTCATTAGCTAGTGACGCTGAACTTCAAGCTATTGCTGGTCTTACAAGTGCGGCAGATAAATTGCCATACTTCACAGGATCTGGAACTGCTGCCCTAGCAGATTTTACATCTTTTGGACGTTCTCTTGTTGATGATGCAGATGCTTCTGCCGCAAGAACTACTCTTGGTGTAGTAATCGGAACTGATGTTCAAGCATATGATGCTGAACTCGCCGCTATTGCTGGTCTCACAAGTGCCGCTGACAAACTTCCATACTTCACAGGATCTGGAACTGCTAGTTTGGCAGATTTGTCTTCTTTCGGTAGAACACTTATTGATGACGCTGATGCTGAAACAGCTCGCACTACTTTAGGTGTTGCTATTGGAACAGATGTTCAGGCATACGATGCTGAGTTGGCAGCTATTGCTGGTCTAACAAGTGCAGCCAATAAACTCCCATACTTTACGGGAGCTGGAACTGCTGATGTTGCAACTTTAACATCATTTGGTCGTTCTCTTATTGATGACGCTGATGCTGGAAGTGCTAGAACAACATTAGGTCTTGTTATTGGAACTGATGTTCAGGCATATGACGCAGAGCTTGCCGCTCTAGCTTCTGTAACAAGCGCATCTAATGCACTTCCATACTTCACTGGGTCTGGAACTGCTGATGTTACAACTCTATCATCTTTCGGTAGAACACTTATTGATGATGCTGATGCTAGTGCCGCTAGAACTACTTTGGGTCTAGGAACAATGGCAACACAGGCATCAAATAATGTTGACATTGATGGCGGAACTATTGATGGTGTAACACTAGATGGGGGAACTTTCTAGTTTACTTTCTGTTATTTTTTGTGTTATAAATTATATGTGATAATAATATTTTATATTTTGTGATAAACAATGGCAAACACAATAAAACATAAAAGAAGCTCCACCGCATCAGCTACTCCTTTAACTACAGATCTTGAGTTAGGAGAATTGGCTATCAATACATATGATGGCAAATTATTTCTAAAAAAAGATGATGGTAGTGAATCCATAGTTGAACTTGGATTAGCTGGAGCTGGCGGTGGAGCAACAACATTAAATGGTCTAACTGATGTAACCATAACATCTGCAACAACGGATGACGTTTTACAATATAACGGAAGTTCTTGGGTAAACTCTCCGTTGCCTGCAGGTGGATTTTCTCCCTCTGGATCTGTAATAGCTTTTGCTGGTTCATCTGCGCCATCTGGATGGCTAACATGCGATGGTTCGGAAGTTTCAAGAAGCACATATGCAGATTTATTTACCGCAATTTCTACAACATACGGTGTTGGGGATGGAAGCACAACATTCAATCTTCCAGACTTGAGAAGAAGAACTCCAGTTGGAACTGGATCCTCAGATACACTAGGAGATGATGATGGTGTTGCATACGCATCTAGATCTGCCACATTAACTCATAGTATTCCAGCACACAATCACGGCATGAATCACACTCATACCCTTCCTGCACACTATCATGGAATGGGAGCTGGAGCTACTTTAAATATTACATCATCTGGTGGTGGTGGACAGACAGGCAATAATAGTGTTAACCACACCCACAGTGGAACCACTGGCAATCAAAGTGCTAATCATACTCACACATACACATATAGAAATGTAACATTTGCTGGAGCCGCTGGGGGATATGGTGGATTATGGAGAAATACTTCA